CCGGCGTGGTAAGAGTTGTCTATGAAAACCCGGTCTAAATTAGAAGCGTATTTAACGTTTGCTATTATTGTATTATGTAGCCTACACCGTAAGAAGCTTTCTTGGAAAATACTATGTATTCGGGTTTCTTCAATTAACGCGGTAAATAATTCTATGTCTTTATCGCCTACCCCCTCTTCGTACTTAAAAACCGGGGCTACATCGTAGACGCTACAAAGCTTTTCTAAAAACGCTGGGATAAAAAAGTCTAAGGTAATAAGCTTCATTCGTGAAATATCCGCCGTATCTACGTACTTCTTTAGGTCGTCGGTTAAAAGACCTTGTACCCCCTTGTTATCTTGGGTATAGAATAGGTCCCGGGTTATAGCCCTTTGGCCTTTGTCGTCCGAACCTATAGTATTCGTAGTAATTGCTTTCGTTAATTCTGTTAGAGTCGCCATAATCTTATCCTAAATTTGTTTTATTGTTTGTTTAAAGAATTCCCGGCTAAATAGTCGCCACACAAGATAATCTAACGCGTCGCTACTGTGAGTACGGGCCGGGTCCTCTTTGTTTTTGCCCCCTTTATTATCGCTTTCTACTTGGTTTAAGTCGTCTATTAACTGTTTACACTTGGGGGAAATAGTTAAACGGCCATTAGTTAGTAGGCTACAAACTATATTTATACGATTGTTTATATTTGGATTCCGCTTCGGTACTTGTACCACTACCCGGAAACCCTTTTCCATTAGAGCGTCGCGGATAATTATATAGTCCGTCGTATAGTCCCTATGGCTTTCGTAGTTATTAGACGCGTCCCCGGTAACATATACTAACTTATTTGTAACGTTTCCGTAACGCTTCAAGAATTCCGCGACGGCTATATGGGTCTTGGCCGAATAGCGTATATAGATTTCGTCGATTATATTTAACCGCTTGTCGTGTATTTGGGCTATTTCCCATACCATAGGTTCTTTATTAAAGTCGGCGGTTATCCATATAGGTAGGTTGGGGTTATGTTTTAAGTCGGCCGTATGGGGGGTTTGTTTAAAAGTATAATATAGTTGCCCCCCGTAATTTTCGAAAGTCCCTAAATATTCTTGGCTAAAGGTTCGGGGGTCTAAATATTCCTTGGCCCTTGCTACTTCGTCGGCCGGGACGTAACCGCCTTCTAAAGTGGTAAAGTGGAAGCTTCCCCAATCTTTATTATTTGGGTCGTTACCGTAATCAAAATACTTTTTAAAAGGTCCCATTCCGTTAGGGGTCCCGGTAAACAAGGCCCGGCCGGGGGGTTTAGTCGTTCCTAACATTGGGAAAATTACCTCTTCGAAGGTTCCCGGTTTAATATAAGCTATTTCGTCCAATACTACCCGGTTAAGAAAACTACCGCGTAAGTTATCCGGCCTATCGGCCCCCACTAATCTTACTTCCGCCTCGTTGGGTAGTGTTACGCTTAAGTTCGTTTCGTTCATCTTTACCGGTTGGTTTCTAAACATTCCCTTTAATAAGTGCCAAGCTATTAACCGGGTCTGGCGGTAGGTGGGTCCAAGAAACCAATAGCGACCACCGGGTATTAAGTCCCCGTTTAAAAGATATAGTAATCCTATGGTCGATTTTCCGAAGCGTCTTCCGGCGGATAAAATTGTAAACCGGCTCGTACTTTGTAAAACCTTCTTTTGGTTTGTCTTTAGTTCGAAATGGATAAGTTCGCTACCAAGTCTTCCTCGGTCATAATGTCCAAGACTTTAATAGGTTTAAGTTCGGTTATTTCGGTTTCCTTCTTATCCTTTTGTCCTAAATACTGTTTACCTAACCATATTAACATAGGGATAGAACCGTCTAAAGCCTCTTCGAACTGTTTACGCCTTATCGAAGTCCGGCCACCGGCCGACTTAAGTTTATAGTATTCCCCAAAGGTACATCGTTTAACCGATTTTACCCGTCGTTGTATTGTATCCGGGCTAACGTCAAAGAAGAAAGCTACCTCTTCTAGTGTACATTGTAGGGCCAGTAACTTATCCAAGTCGTCCCAATCTATGTTAATCTTCGGCCTTCCCGGGCCTTTACTGTTTGGCTTTGTCCTTGCCATAGTCATAGCTTTATTTTCCTTTAGCTTGGACCAGTATACCACTTAATAAAAACAAATACATACCCCTATTTAATGGGACCTTCGACCATACCGGCCATTTCGCTTATTAAGTTTTGCACTCGTTTAACACTTAAGAAATATTTCTGGGCCAAGTATTCTACTTTATGTTTATAGGTCCACTCCCCCTTACTTAGCCCTTGCCATTCCCCCCATATTTCTATATTCCGGACAACATTTAAGTTTATAATTTTTAGTCCCTTATAACGTCCATTCATTCATTCGGCCCGTTCGTTGCGTTCTAATTCGCGTTCGATAGTGTAGTCGTTTATTTGTTTAACCGCGTCTTCCGGGTCCCAACAAACAAAGCTTAACCCCCCGTATAAGCGTACTATGTCTAAAAAGTTTTGTTGTTCTATGGTTACCCTATTCTTTCTTTCCGGGGTCTTTACTTCTATGGCCAATAAGAATCCACCCCTTAACATTCCTATAATATCGCTTACCCCTTTAGGTGCTAACCTAACATAGCGGTCTTGCTTTGTTTGGACCGCCCCGGCATTTACCCGGAATATAACCGGGACAAGTTCCGGCATTAGCTTGAGTAGGCTTATTATGTGGCGTTGTATATCCCTTTCTTTATATGCCATACTACTTTCCTTTCTGTAGTGTTAGGTCGGAGTAAGGTATAAAGACCGCGTCCTTATGGGGTTTATGTAGTGGGGTTAGGTGCATACAATAAGCCCCCGTCCCGGTCGTTGCTATTACTGTAAGGCCCGTTCCGCCACTGGTCCGTATCTTGTCCCCTATCCTTATCTTCGGTTGCTCTGACGAGGGATGTGGCTTATCCCTCATCCTTATCTTATCCTTCGCCATAGTTGTTTCCCTTTAGTGTATTAAACAGTTCTTTAAGTTCCTTCCGGTGTACTATCTGTAGCTTCTCTATGGCCTTTGACATACCCTTAAAAGAAAGGTAGGCCCCGGCATATATACCCACTATAAAGACCAACAGAAAGCTTAACACGTCTAACATAACCACATCCCACGTTTGAGTTCTAACATAACCACATCCCTCGCCAGAGCGTCGGCCCTACAATATTAACCCGGCTTCTAGTCGTGCCTTATTCTTGGCGTCGTTTAGTTGCCGGGCCATAGTGTCCCGCTCATCTTCTAATAAGCGGTTAGCTTCTTGTAGGCGGGCCACTTCCTTCTCTAATTCCCTTACCCTACTAATGGTATGGATAGCCCCGTCTATGGTTCGCTCTACATTAGCCTTAAGCGTTATAAGGTTTTCTATGTTCATATTATATACTTACCCTATGGCTACAGTAAACAATCGGCATACCGGAAGAGGTTAGCCCCTTAAAAGGGTAGTTCGGTCTTACTTGTTGTTGTACTTGTAGGCTTATAGGTTGAATCCTCAGACGAGGGATGTGATTGTTTAGGGGGCTTGGGTGTATTTACTTCTATGGACCTATAAGGCTTACCGGCCTTACTTGTGTTATCCCATACGACTATCCTTAGCCGGGTGGGGCTTATCCCTTCCGGTATGCCGTCCTTTGGTCCGGTGTACCCATACCCCGGGGGGAGTTCTACTTCACCCCTAAAGTCCGGTTGGTTGTCGCCTTCTGTCTTGTAATCGTTGGGGAATAGTACCCCCTTACTCTGTTCTATTTCTAACGCCATTTGATTCTCCCTTTAGTTAGTGTATGGTCCGGGTTATGCACTTGGGCCCCCCGTCAGTCTTTTTTAAGGGACCGCAAAATGAGTTACATTCCATAATTGAATAATCGCATCCCTCGCTAGGGATACGCCTTATATCGTTGTAATATAAGGGAAAAAGGGGGGGCTTACCGTAGAGTGCCAACCCTACACCTTGCCAATTTCTTTTTATGTTAATCACTATAAAACCCCCCTAATGCCGGTTAATAAAGTCGTACAAGGTTAAGCCTACTAAATACATTAGAAAGGCCCCTATTCCACCAAAAAACACTATTCCGGCCATATTCCACAAGAAATATATAACATCTATTAGCATTTATTCCCCCCTTGTTTCTTGTATGGTTTATTCCATAGTTTTACCCGTTCGTCCGCGTTTTCTTTTTGGTAGGCTTTCTTCCATTCTTTTATCCTATAGTTTTTATGCCACCCCCGCTTATCGGTCCAATGTCTTACCTTTGGTTTATATAGGCCGGTAGCCTTAAGTAGGCGTCGCACTAAACTAAACAAGAAGAAATAAGGTAGAAATAAAGGGGAAAGGATTATAGTAATAGTTATTCCGGAAAAGTATGACCAATTATTAACCTTTGCTACCCATATACACCGGTCTAAATTTTCTTTACATCTTGTTAGTATTTCCATACGGTGGTTACCGTTTACGCAAGTTTCGTTATGTACTTCTATGTAGCCGTATTTACCCGGTTGGTAACCCTCATAGTATAAAGACTTTTCTAACGCTTCCCAATCGTAATGAGGGTCGTCTAACCTTAAGAAGCGTATACTACCTAATCGTTTCTTAATATGTTTTTTACTCATAGTTTACAAAGCTTTTACCTTCGTATATCTTGTTTAAGTAAAGTTCGATAGGTTGGCTTATGTCCTTCCATACCCTCGTATTAAGGTCTTCTACCATATTGACCGGAATAGAATAAGGAAGGTTATATATTTTACAATCGCTTTTAAGGATGTGGACACAAGGGGTAACATCTTGGGACCATCGTTTATTAACGGACCTACCGGTATATTTTACCATAAGCTTCTTTTCCGGATTATGTTTATAAGTTACTATAGCGTCGCTAAACCTAAAAGCGAGTACGAAGGGTATTCCAGTAGTTAGGTAATAGTTTACTCCCCATTGGTATTTCCTTAAACCTACCATAAAGTCGTCCCACTTGTTGACGCTATGGTTCTTTCGTACCTTCGCTTCAATAAGGGTTATTATATTTAAGCTTTTATCTACGACGGACCAATCTATAATAAACCGGTCCGGATTCCATAATAGTTTAAGGTCCAATAACCTACCCATTTCTTCCATAAAGAAACATTCCCAAGCTTTGGCCTTATTTACGTCGTCTGTAATTGAATAAGTCATTAAATATTCCCGTCTATGTATTCACCATAAAAGACGGTCTTACCGCCTATTATTCTGTGGATATTAGTAACGTAGTTACCGTCGTCGTACCAATCGACGGACGCGACGGCGTGGCCCCAACCGTGGGAAAGGTTTTTAAGCCATTCGTTAGCGTCCCCGGATAGGTCTTTAAGACAACCTAACGAAGTGGCCGACTTAACACCGTCTATATGGCCTAGTTCGTAATGTTGTATACTGTGGTGGTGGCCGTATATTACATTTATCCCAAATCTTAATAAATGGGTCCGGGCGTGGAATATTCCCCCGGCGTGGTGGCCGTGGTAAAAGTGTAGACGGCCTATTTTTAACATTTCGCCGTAAGGTATAGGTTTATAACCGCGTTCTTTTACTTTAAATAATGGGATAAAGCCGTATTGGTCTTTTAAGACTTCGTATTTTTTTACGAACCGGTCGAAGCGTTCGTCGTGGTTTCCTACTGTTAAATATTTAGTAGTAATCGAAGACTTGTCTAAAGCTTCGTCTATGTCGTCCCAACGGGCTTTAATATCTTTTACCTCCGCGTCTATTTCGGCTATTTTATAGTCTAATGGTATTTTACCTTTTACCTTCGTCTTATATTGGGAAACCGAATCGCCTTCTACTACATCGCCAAGGTCTATATAAGTATCCGCGTTAGCTATTTCTATTATCCTTTTTAAACAATTCATAGCCGGGTGGTCTTCTAGTGGGAAATGTTTATCCGGCGACACTATGGCCCGTTGCAATATCCCAGATTCGGACCTTATCGGGTTGGTTCTTACGTTTACCCGGGTAAGCTTGTTTTTTACCTTCCGGGAAATATCGTCTATTAGTCCCCACTTGTTACAATTCCGGCAAGATACCCGAATCTTACCGGAACCATTACGGCCCCGTAAGTGTACTACGGGCTTTTTACATTTACACCCGTCCGGGGGTTTTCTTTTCCCATCCCTCGTTCGGGGTTTTCTTTCTGGAATATTATCCATTTTTTCCCTTTTACTTTTGCTATTAAAGTACCTACTTCGTTCGACTTGTTTAGGTCCGAAAGGCGGTTAAGGGAAATACGATAATTCTTAAGGGCTTCGTATATAATTAACGATTCCCTCAAGCTTATGCTTTGTATGTTACTGTTCGGTATATGTATTTCGGCCATTATCTTGCCTTTGGTTTGTTGAGAATGTCCCCAAGGCTTACCGGTCCGCTTTCGCCGGTAGGGGGGGTTAGTGGTAAAGCTTTTTTTCTTTTATTATTTATATGCGATTCTAATATATAACCTTCGACTAGTGGGGCTTTACAAATTTTACAATATATAAACATAGCTTTATTTTCGGGGTCTACTTCTACTACCGGGTGTAGGGGTTTATAGTCTTCCCCGACCTCCGTACAATATAGTTTCCGCCTCTTCTTTTTCTTATATTCTTTTAGGGTAGTATATTCCCCGTTTAATATTTTTTCGTGGTTAGTAGGTCTTATAATCCAGTGGAAATTAGCCGACCAATCGGTCGTCTTACCGGTTAAGAAGTCGGACCCGGCTACTATATTAAAGACTTCCTTAAAGTGTTCTATTATTTCTTTCCCATCTTTAAAGCTTTTTACCCTTTTTCGTAGATGCCTACTACTTATTTGTCCTAAAGGAAGGCGTACGGTTGGTAGGTCTTTTAAAGTCGTATGGTAAAGGTCTATTATTTCGGAAATAATAACCTTACCTAAACGGGGGGTAGTCTTCCCCCCGTTATTTGGTTTAGTATTTCTTTCTTTATCTGTATCTACTTCTATATCTACGCCGTTACTTTCCCGTTTCGAATCCGTTTCCGCTTGTTTCCGGGCCGTTTCCTTGGCACGATAGCGTCTAACCCTTTCCGTACTGGAATCGCTTTTTAGTTGGCGTTTAGACCAGTTCCGTAAAATCCAATCTTCGGTAAGAAAACCTTTCGCGACTAAATTACGCTTGGTTTTCTGTAGTTCTTCTATTGGAATATGTAGGGCGAAGGCTATTTCCGCTTCGTCCAATTTGTCCAACGATTCAGAACAACGAAGACAAAATAATTTAACTAAACGTATTTGGTCTACTTCCGGTAACGTACATACTTTAGGGTCGTGTACAAATTCCGCGTAGAATCTAAACCACGGCAAGGCCATAAACTACCCTAACTATTTGGGAATAGTTCGGGGTCGTTTGAAACCGGGAAGCGGTCCCCCGGGGGGGTCGGTGGCGATATAGCCTTACTACTTGCTTCCGTCCTTTCGGCGTATAGGGTCCGTAAACCCTTAAGTACGCTTGGTATTTCCCCGGTATGTAAAAGGAAGTCTACCAGTTCCGCCGGGTCGTTGGTCCCGAAGTCGTCTACCGTCTTCGTTTCGAAGGCTTCGCCAAGGCCCTTGCTTTCGAAGTGGTCCCGAACTTGGGCGAATTCTACTACATATTCCCGGCGTTCGAAACGCTTTTGGTTTTGATGGGCCTTTAGGTCGTCTATCATATCACCGTACTCTCGTCGGCAAATAACGGCCACTTCGAAGTTCGCCAACCATTCTTTTACTTCGACGTCGGTCCATAAACGCGGTTCTTCTGTTAGTATCGTATTAACTAGTTCGCGTTGTTTTGTTGTCGCCGAAAGGTTGTAAGCCTTTCTTTTTCCCGGTAGACGGGAGTTTCCCGGTTTGTCGGTAGGGGTGTTTTCCGCCGGTTTTCCTTTTCCGGTTAATTCAGCTTCTTGTTCTTGGTGGTAATCCGTGTTACCGCCGTCCTCCATACTGGAAGCGACGCGTTTGAAGTCGTCCGCTTCTACTTCACTTTTTACGCCATACTGGTAAGCGTTTATTAACATCAAAACGCCCCGCGATTTTGCCCGTTTTTCCGCCATAGCGAAAGGGTAAACATTACGGTTATTATCCGCCGAACATTCGCCAAAGGTCCACACTTCCCGGCCGTCCGGGTGCATTGCCGAAATCATTATACAAATATTCGGTAACGCGTCCCAATTTTGGATAGGTTGGGTAAAGGTAATACCTTCGTTTTCCGCTATAATCATAATAGCGTCATAGGTAGCGATAAATAAACCGCTTTGTTTTTGTTTCCAAAAGTGGACCGCCGGGTCTAATCCGTATTTCTCGGAAAGGGTCCGGTTTACCGCTTTTTGTTTTTCTTGTCTGTCCATAGTTTAGGGGTCCTTATGTTAGGGGTTAAGGGTTGGGGGTTTCTACCAAGGTTATAATAGGCTTTAACTCTTTTAGCGTCTTGCTTTCTATTATTAGTTCCTTGGCCTTTCTTAAGTCCGGGTCCGCTTGTTCGGTATTTAGAAACGACCTAATTTTACCCAAGTGGGGCTTATATAAGGTCGAGATTCCAAGCCTTCGGGTTTCTTGCGGTCCAAGTAAAAAGACGGCTTCACTTAATAGGGGTTGGTCCCACGTAGTAGAGTCTTTCCGTTGGATTTTAACTTTACCTACGCCAGTATTAAGGTAAGCGGTTCTTCCGCCGTCTAAAGGTGGCCCGGTAATTTCTACCAAGTTCCTTTCGATAACGTCTTTAAACTTATATAAGGCCCTAATATGGTCCTTACATAAAGCCCATTGGTCCACCAAAGCCGTAGCGGTTAGTTCTACCTCTTCGCCGGTAAGTGGGTTTACAATTACCAAGAGGTCCGCCGGTTCGCCGTTAGTTTCGACTATCCGGTCTCTCGGGTTGCTACCGTTACCGGTTACTACTGTAACATCTTCCATTTGCTTTTCCCTTTTTGTTGGTTTCGAAAAACGGGGGCCGGGAAAATAACCCGGTCTTCGTGGCGAGAGGAAGGTGAGAAACACAAACGAACCACGGTAAACCCGGTAAATCGCGGATAACGAAACCGGCCCCCTTGTTATTAAGTTTTTGTCTTGGGCGTCCCATTAAGCGAAGGTATAGCCCGGTCCTTTTCGAAGCCCTTACGGTCCAAATATTCGTTTATAGACGCGTCGGCTATATGGGTAGCGGTTGTACCGCTTACGGCCCGATAACGCTTTAGTCGGTCTAATGTACTACGTTTTATTTGGACATTACTATTTAGTCCCATATTATAGGTTCCTTATTTAATTTATAAACAGTTGTAAAGTTAAGCAATTTTCCCCTTTTATCTATATACTTTTTTTAGCTTGTTCGTCTTTATGTTGTAAAAAACCGGCAAGGATATAAACATCTTCTTTAATTAGCCTTAAACTGGTCCCGGCCGGTGTAATGGTTGTAAGGTTGGGCTTTTCTATTATCCGAAGTATTAAGGTCCCTTCTTTATCTTTAACTTCGTAAACCTTGTCTTCGTCCTTGTTGTCCGCCGGTAGTTGGTTAAAAATAAGCTTACGGCTACCAATCGAAAAGGTCCATAGTTCCGTTTTGTCCATTTGTATTTCCATACCGTCGTCCCGTCCTTATTGTTTTTTTACTACTATCTTATTAACTTTAGAGTTGACCAAATGTTGATAAAGGCCCTTTCTTCCCTCTTCCGTATCGTCGAAAGTATCCCTACCGAATTCCCCGTTAATAATGGCCGAAGCTTCGTAACCGGCCTTTTCGAACCATATAAAGATAGCGTTACCGATAGCCCTATAGGTCCCGTCGCCGTCTACTATTAACACGGGCATAGAATCACTTAAGGCACTTACGAAAATCTTAAAGGCTTTTTTAAGGCCGTCCCATTCGCGGAACTTTTTAACGCGTATTAAGACTATTTCCCCGGTTGGGTTTACATCCATTAAGGCCCCGATTTTATCCGGCCTAAAGTCCTCCCTATAATATTTCTTCCAGTTGGTCCCGTCTTGGTCCCCGGCTTGTAGCCACAAACAACGGAAATCTATACAAGCTTGTGGCCGGTTGTCGTAATCACTACAAGAACCAACCCGGCCTAAAACACATTTATTACAAGTAGTATTTTTAACTTTTTCTATATCGTCTATATTAAATAGGACACAACAAAGCGAACAAGAACCGCAAGACCGGGGAACTTCCGCCGGTCTTACGGCCTCCCGGTCCCAAGACGGTATAGCTAGGTTATCGCTAATTTGGAGTTTATCGTTGGCTATGGTTGGCCCCTTTTTTATTTAGTTGGTTTCTTAAGTCTTCCCCAATTTGTAAAGCGTGTATCCGGGAAAGTTGGGTAGTAATTCCATACTTTACGCTATTGTTATGTTTCTTTATAGTAGCGTTTACTATAGCCGTTTCGCCTACTTCTAAATATCGGTCTACTATTTCCGGGTAACCTTCTACGTCTTCTTTTTCGCCTAAAGGTAAATGGAAGGAATTAAAGTAAATAAATTGGTTTTCGTTTTTGTCTTCTAATATATATCCGCCGTCGCGTTCGCCGTAGTAATTGTTAAACTCAAATAGTCGCACTAAAGTAAGTTCTAACTTCATCCGTTCCCCGGGTTTCCCTACGGGTTGGCTTTTGGCCCGTTTTAAGGCTACCTTACGGTCCTTTTCTTCGCGTTCCCGGTTAGCCTTGGCGTCGGCCTTCTTTTTGTCTTCTACGGCCTTTTTTACTTCCGGTATTTCCGCAATATATTCCAAACATTTTTTAGCGTTGTGTTCACTTGGAAACCATCCGCTACCGTATACCATATAAACGAAGTAGTCCAAGTCTTTTGTAACGTAGCTTAACGGCTTACCGTGGTACTTACCGAAGTTAATATACTTTTCGCTTTGGGGTAAATTGGCCCAACGGTTAGGGTCGTTAAATTTGTTTAACTTCGTACCTAATGTTTCGGGGGAAACATAGTAATATTTATAGTTCTGTTTTTCGCATAGGTCTAGTAGCTTTTCTTCTACGCGGTCCTTATCCTTGGTAAGATTCTTTATAAAATAATTAGTAACTATTTCCTTATGTCCGGAACCGTCATTAACCCAACGGGAAGAAACGCCCCAAGCCGTAAACATCTTTACGCCTTCACCGGTGGAAGTAAAGACTAACCCTTCCCGGGTATTGGGGTCGTCGGCTATTTCCCGGAAAGCGTCGTAAGTCGCTATTCTTTTTGTATTGTACATAGGGGGGGAATATAATACATTTCTATTATTTCCCAAAGGATTTTATAAGTATTTATTCTATTGGGTAGTGGTACTAACCACTATGGGGTAGTGGCCTAAAAATGGTGGAATACGGCCGGGGAGGCGTATTGTCTTATGCTCTACGTTCTAATCATTAGTTTCCTCCACCACCACCCCAAGAATCCTCTACAACAGTAAGGCGGTGGTACGAGTTCGTTCCGCTTTGGGCTATGAAATACAAACCGTATGTACCAGACGGCATACTCGGGCCGGAATTATAGTAATATAATTTCCCCTTATTAGCTAAGTTGGCCGTCAAATGGTTCGCACGTTCTTCATAAGGTATGGGACCGCCCCCTATTGCGGTTTGTAATGATTCGAGATTTTGGTTCAGCCGTTTGCTATTGTCCAGAATAGTTTGGTCGTTAAAATCTTGCTTAATGGTTACGTCACTTCCTAAGCCTCCCGCAAAATCATCTGAACTAAATGTAGCCTTGTTGTTGATGTAAGTTATTATATGATTACCACTCCACACATCGGTAACCCCCGACCCCAAATCGTTTATTTCTCGGTGCTTATCAGCGTCTCCAGAGTGGCTTGTAAGGTCGGCGTCATCAGCTTTTAGAGCAAGTTCGGTATTGATTTTACTGGCACTAAATAAATCCGTATTATTAACGCCCGAGTCGTCTATTTCTCGGTGAACACTATTGTCTCCAGAGTGGCTTGTAAGGTCAGCGTCATCAGCTTTCAGAGCAAGCTCGGTATTGATTTTACTTGCACTGAACAAATTGTACTCACCCGTGCCAGAGTCATTTATCGTTCTGTGAAGACTATTGTCTCCAGAGTGGCTTATATCCGCGTAGTCGGTGTCGTGGTCGTGTCCGAGGGTAGCGTATTCGGTTGCGTGGTTGTGGGAAGTATTGGATTTACTGGCTAACAGAGTATTTACCTTACTGTTAGAAAAAGTTTCAGTAGTCCCCGTACCCACGTCGTTTATAGCCCGGTGTTTGGTATCGTCGCTTATATGGTCCGCCGTAGCTTCTGTAGGAAAGAATATATTCTGTAATTCATCTTGGGCCGAATCTCCCACATAAACATTTATAAGACTTTGGGGTAAGCTATCCACGTAATAGGTTCCGTCCCCGTTGTCCTCTATCGTATGGGCTAAATTTCCGCTTTTGTCCGCTATTACCGTATCGTTAACGTCGCGGATTTTAACATCTAAACCGGAAATAAGTTCGTCGCTATTTTGTCCAAATATTCCGAAAGAAAATCTACTCATTTTATTAAGTTCCTTATTTTATTGTTAGTCATTCGTCCACCCTTACGCCTATCCTATAGGCAAACATACACCCGATTAGGTTATCTATTGAAGGCCGGGTATAAATATAATTTACGCTTGTTAGTTCCATTTCTATTTCGTCTTTCATTATATACCCATCTTGGGGTATTATGGCGACAGAATCTATTAAACAATCGTAACAAATCATTGGGAAGTCTATATGGGGTATTAGTTTTACAAAGTTAGACCGGTTATAAATATCCATTAACTTGTCTATGTGTCCGCCGGTTACACTAGCAAAATTATATTTAGCGGTAAACCGCCACCTCGGGGGGCCACTTATATACTTACCGTCAATATTTTCGAAGCGGTCCGTTTCGTCTGAATAAGTGTCTTCCCTTTTTCCCTTGTTCGCTACTGGTAAATCTACGCGTATGGGGTTAGACATATTCACCGGGTCGTCATAGTAAATAATGGTTGGTCCACCGCTTCCAGTGTAAGCCATTTAATTTCTTCCTTTATTATAAAAGGGGCGTTCGTATCCCGGGGGAAAACCGGCGGAATTAAAAAATTCCGTTAGCAACCCAAAACCGTAACGCCCCCTATTTTTATTTAATTCCATTTTCTTATCCTAGTTATCTAGTATAACTATATTTCTATAAGCGATTATGGGAGATTGGCCGGCCCAATATACAGATAGTTTTATCCTATAGTCTTCGTAACCGGCATTTTTATTTACACCGTCGTAAACTTCATCGGTAAGCGAACTAGAATAAACGTTGGTAGGGGGGTGTAGGTCGTATGCAATAATGGCCACGGTAACAAAAGTTGGCCCCATTTCTTGTTGTAGTTTTAATTCCACCCAAACAGAACTTTGGGACGACGGCCAACCGTCCCCAAAATACTCCCAAGTAATATAAAGTTCACCACCAAAAGCCCAAGTATGTTGAGTGTTCGGTTGGGGTAAGTAAATTTCAACGGAAGGGTCAGACGGGTTAGGCCCTTCGCCCTCTTCTTGTTCTTCGGTATATTCCATTAACGTAAAATCGTCGGATACTTCGGTCTTAAAACTTACGGTATTATCTAAAAAGCTTTGTTCTAATTCAATAACCCGGCCTATACTGTAGTCGGCGGTATTCCCGTCCGCCGTAACTACTATTTCGTCCATAAGGGCTATTCTGTCGTCCCCGGTTGGGGGGTCGTATAATTTAATGTTGTATTCTTGTCTTGTACTTTGAGCGTATAAACTGTATTGTTGGACTATAGCGTCTAATTCGTTCTTCCTTAATACTAAACCATAGGTACTTACTTTTCCGCTACTGGAATCTTTTTCGTAACGTGAAACCGATACTTCCGATTCTTTATTTTTTTCCGTTTCCCTTTCCCGTTCTAAAAAATTACTAGAAATTACTTGTTTGGTATTGTTGGCGTCGTTACGCGGTAATAAATGTATTTTATCTAACGGGTCCACATAAAACCACCGGTTAGACACTATCGCCAAATCTTTTAAAATGTCGGACCCGTTTTTATTTCGGTAGTGTAATCTATATTCGTTATCGAAAGGCGTTTCCATACTGCCGAAGATTAACCAGTAGCCGAAAAGGTCCGTAGGGTTTTTAGCTTCCGCCACCCAATAGGTATTAGTAGAATCATAATCCCAAGCTAATTTTATAATAGGATTTTCCCACCCTTCGCGTTTTAAGTAAGACCAGATTTTATTCTGTCCTATATTGCCCAGATTGGTAAAGTCGCCGTTATTTACCTTCGTACCGTACCCGTGAAGACTAGGCCAAGTATCGTGAAACGGGGCAAGTGGGAAAAATTCGTGGGTAGCTTGTATATCACCTACCCCCCCACCGGTACAATCGTAGGCGAAAATATAAGCCCCCATAGTCGGCAGTTTAAAATCAAACCAAGGGACTACTAACGATATTGATATAGTCCAGTTAAAAGGCCAACCCCAGTAATGAGACCAAGCCCAATTTAGAAAAGCCCCGTAAGATATTACCGTCTTAATGAATAAACCGACATCGTACCGTAGGGCGGTATACCTATAACCGGAAGGGTAATTTGACGCGGATTGTTTCCGTATTTCTATCTTGTCTTCGCCGAAAATAACTTCGAATAGAAAGTTAATAAACCCGAATTGTCGCATTTTAAAAATAGTATTACCAAAGAAGTTTTTTATATCGCTTTCCGTAGTCGGTACGCTATCTTCGTCCGCCGTAAAGTTAGTACCCCTTTTATTATTTACACTTGTACAGACTTCCCCTACTATTTCGTGTAACGGTTTAGGCGAATCCATTAACTTAAATTCTGTTATAGGTTCTTCGCCTTCGTCTTCGGTTACTTCGCCGACCAAGGTATCTTTAAGTAATAACGCGTTAGGGAATACGGTAAATTCCGGGGTATCCGAATATTCTTTGCGGATTTCGTCCACAAATCCGTTAAGTAGTGGAATCCCGGAATTGGCCTCTTCTATTTTAACGAAGTCTAAACGTTCCGGCCACGTAAAGGCGTCCCCGAAACTGGCTTTATGTAGGTTAAAAGTAAATTCCTTAACCCGGTATTCGTTTAAGCCTTCCCCCTTTAGGGTTTCCGTAAAGGCGTCCGGGAATCCATCCTTCATTACAAACGGCGTTACATCTGCCCAATCTTGGTTAGCCGGTTTATGGAATATATTAACTTTAGTCGCCATTATAAACGGCCCCGTTTAAGTCTGTTTTCCGCTATTATAATATCGGAACCGCGTACGGTGGTCCGGGCCGGGCTACCCTTAACAACCTTTACAAGTTCTTTTAAACTTTTTTCCATTTCCGTAATGTCGGGTCCTTGGCGTTGTTGTTGTATCCCCGGGAAGTGGCCCGTTAAAGCTATGTTCCCCAAGCTTATTTCGTGGGCTATCATAGGGGTAAGTTCTTTTTTAGCGTATTCTTTAAACCCTTCTACCGGGGCCACAAATTCCGGCCCGGCTTCCCCTAATAAGCCTATAGTCGGTTGGTTTACTAGTCCACCGTGGGCGAAGGCTTGGACCATACCTTTAGCGGTTTCTAGTAACCCTATACCGGCCCCATAATACGCCAATTTCGGGACCAAAGTAAGGCCAAGGGTTAGACTTTCCGAAGCGAAAATTTTAGCTAATTCGATAGCCATTCCTATTTGAGCCGAAGTAATTTTGTCTATTAGTTCGCCCTTTAAAAATTCTTTAACCCCACCGCGTAGCTTCCCGAACCTTTCCATCGCTAACTGGCTTAACTGGTCGTCGTATTCGGCTTGTTTGGTTTTTAGTTCTTGTTCGTCTTCTATTGAACCTTCTAACGCTTCCTTACGGTCTTGTAAAATTTTGAAATACCTAGAAAAACTTGTTAAGCCTAATTCGTAGTTACGGTCTTCGGCGTCTTTTAAGCGGTCCACTTCGTCTTCGTAGCTATCTTGCTTTTCGTTATTTAATTCTATTACTTTTAGCCTTAAATTTTCATAAGCTAACTCTTCTTCAGCCGTCATATTTACAACTTCGGCCATTATATCTATTTTATCTTGGTAAAACTTTATTTCGTCGTCTATTCCTTGTTGTTTTGCCTTTATTAACGCCAATTCGTCTTTTATATTAGCCACTCTCTTGGCTTCGGCTTTCTCGCTATCTTTAAAACCCCGCCACATACGATTTATAACAATTTGTAATTTTTCTTGCTCTATTTTTTGTTCCGTTGTTTGATTAGTTAGCTTTTTTAACGCGTTCCTTCTTTGTACTAAAAGATTATATACCGCCTTATCGCCTTTTCTTTCCGCTTGTAACATTAGTAGTTTTTGTTCGGCGGTAGTTAGGGTAACTATGGCACTGGTTACTTCCTTTAAGGCTTCTACCCGTTCTTCTAGTGCCTTTTTTTCGTTTTGTAGGTCTTCTAAAGAGACGTCGTCGGCTTGCCCTTGCTCTTTTTTCTTTTTAATAAGTCTATCTATTGTATCTATTGCTTTTGCCAAGGCCTTATTATAGCTACCCATCTCGGTAGACTTGTCCATAACTCTTTTATCCATAGCGTTTTCGGTGGCCGGGTCCCATATATCACTTGCTTGTATGGGCTTTTCCTTTTTCAGCTTCTCTTGTTCTACCCGTAGTTCTTGTAGGGACCACTTTAATAAGTCGGAGTCTTTTTTAACAGAAGCGAAAGCTATATCATTATACAAAGAATATTGTATAGACCGTAAACTTGCACCTTGGTTTAGTTGGGTTTTCCACCGGCTCGTCTCTACTTCTCCACCTTCTACTACCTTTTTGGTTAATTTATCGCGGACCCCAATTTCCTTGTCTAAAACTTCTATTCTGTCTAAAGCGGATTGAAGTTCTGTATAACCGGAAGCGTCGCGGACCGCTTGTTCATAACCGTAAATAGCTTCTGCGGACCTATCTACGGCGTCGGTCGATTCGTCGGCTTTCCCTACTAACCATTCTATAGCCGAACCGATAAGCAAGATACCGGCCCCAATACCGGTAGAAATAAGCGTAGCCTTTAAAGTCTTTAGGCTTAAAGTGGTCGTCCTAATACCCCGGCGTAACAAAACCATAGCAATCCTATAAGCCCTTACGGTTTTTATACCGGCGAATATCGAACCGTTTACCGATAGCATTACCAATTTAAAAGTAACAAGGGAACCTATAAGTGCTATTATTGCCTTTTTCCAGTTTTGTATAACTACGATTAGGCCTCCCATAACCGAGTTTAGAAGCGGTAGGGTAATACTGCCTAATTCTATTAAGATTGCGTTAAAATTATTCTTTAATAGTGCAGATTGGAAGTTAACCGTAGCTTCCATTTTCCGGAAAGCTTCATCGGTGGCCCCTAACGCATTCCGCATAGCGTCCAAGTCGTCGGTAGCCATTTGGAACTTATTAGTAAGTATAAGGATAGCCCTTGCCCCTTGCCGTCCGAAATTTTCTACAAGTTCTTCCTTTGAAGCCCCCCCTAATTCTTTAATAGTTCCTATTAGCCCCTTGGTCTTTATTAGTTGCCCGCCGGTTGTATTGGTTAATCGCTTTAACAATTTATTAGCGTTAGAAGCTGGGTTGGATAATTCGGTAATAGCACCGGCTAAAGCCGTGGAACTCATTGCCGTATTCATAGAGTTTTTAGTAAGAGTGGCGAAGGCCGAAGCTACCTCTTCGAATTCTACCCCCATACTGGAAGCGACCGGTATAACTTGGCCTAAATTTTGGGCCATTTCGCCGAAGGTAGTTTTCCCGCGTTTGACCGTAGTAAACATAATGTCGGATACTTGTCCCGCTTCATCCGCCGAAAGACCATAAGCGTTTAATACTGTAGTAATACCATCTACGGCGGTTTTAACATCGGTTACCCCGGCCGTGGCGGACCGGGTAGCCGTTTCTAAAAAGCCTATAGCTTCGGACGAATCTATAGACGCGGAAATAACTTCGTAAAGACCTTCGCTTAATTCGGTAGTAGACGCCGGTAAACGTTTAGATAATTCTAATACTTCTTTAGATAGTTCGGCTACTTGTGGCCCGGATTCGCCTAAAAGGGTATTTACTTCCGCCATTTTAATTTGGAAATCTGTAAACGGTTTTAACATACTGCCGACCATTTGTAAGCCCACTTGTATACCGTTCATAGCCAACCCAACCTTGGCGAAGCCGGCGGTAAGGCCGGTAGTAAAGCTTTTTACTTGTTTATTTGTCTTCCCTATTTCTTTATTTACACCACGTACGCCCCTTACTATGTCCGTAGTATCGGCTTTAATCTGGAATATTAACTTATCTTGGGCCATTTATTATTTATAGTCTTCGTTTTGTTGTCTTGTGTATTTGTGTTTCTTGTCTATCCATTTTAAGGCTTCTATTTGTGTAATGTTTTCCTTTATTTCCCGGGCTTTAACTATGTCCATATCCGCAAGAAAGAAAATTAAGTCTTCCAAATAGTGTATAACATTATGGTCTTCCTCGTCTTCCTCTTCTAAAGACCTAAAGAAGTCCACGGCATTTTCGCCGGTGTTTTCGCTATCTACTTTGTCGATTTTTTCACGACCGGCGATATAGCTTTTAATTTCATTAGAAGCCCGTCGTTTAATACTAAAAAATCCGATACGATTTTTTCGAAAACACTATTAGGAATTTCCATTATATCTATTTCATCTATTGGTCCCTTTAATACAACCCTAAAAAGGTCTGTAATAGTCCCTTCCTTCGTTATTTCTGTTATTAGGCCTTGTATATCGTTCATCTTGTCGCCGTCCATAGTCGAGAATATTTCGGCTAATTTTATATCTTGGCCTATTGTTAATTCGCCTTGCCATACTTTTACCCCTTGTATGGTGTAGGTCTGTTTACCGGTGGTTTTTGCCATTTGGTTTTCCTTTGTTTTGCCATTGTTAAAAAGCGTTAAGGGTAGTTATGTTTCCGCTTATTGTTATAATGTTACCAGTATATACTCCACCGTTTACCGGTAAGGTTATTATAGCAAAAAATTGACGCGGAAATGGTTGTATTCTAAAATAATAGTCGCCCGTATTTAAGCCGGAAATAGTCGCGTTATTAAATTTTACCTCTTCACCCCGGCCGGACGGGTCTACGGGTACGCCGTCTTCCGGAAAGGGAACCCAAGATAACGAACTTTTATTATATAGGGACCAATCCGTCCTATCGTCTTCGGTAAAAAAACTATATTCCGGTTGGCCCATTGGCCCGGAATTAAAGGTAGTTTCTGTATCTATTTCTAGTAAAAACTGTAGCCGGGCATCTCTTATTGTTATCGGGGTTAAAAAGTGGAAGACCATATCTTCGGTATTGGATTTAGGCTTTATTATTCTTTTGTCCGAAATTTCGGGTAATGTAAAGTCCACATTAGTATAGACCGTTTTACTTTCTGCGGTCCCCCCTTGGCTTACTTCATCGTATAAAGTTACTTCGATATTGATGTCTGTAAATTCTTGTTGTATGCGGAAGTCGGTAGGGCTATCCCAATGTATGGGAATTTCTTTATAACGGGGGGAGAGGTTAATGTTATCGTAATCTTGGCCAACCGTTGGCCGTAAGGTGGCGTCTTCCCAAGCCGAAGTCTCTTCGGAATAAAACCGAAGCCCCCCAATACTACACGGCATAGAATCCGGTTCCTTTACCTTAATAGTTATTATATGGTTATCGTCTATTTGTTCTATGGAAAGTATTTCCCATTTAAGCCGGGTTGGGGTTTTTGTTATTTTTATGGCCATATTAGTTTTGTCCCGGGGTTATAGTAAACTGTCGAACATTAGAAATAAGGCTTTCGTTTCCGTTTATATCCGCGATAATTACATAAACTTTTCTACCTTCCGGATTGCCGGAACCGTCAAAGTCCGCCAAAGTGCAAACCTTCGAAAATATTATATTTGGTCCGGACGGGGACGAAAACCCGCCCCCTAAAAAGTTGTCGTTTACCGGGTCCGGTTCGTTAGTATATGTTTGCTCGTAATATCTTATGCTAAAAATCATTCTTCAGTAAGCCCCAATAAAACCAAAGACATTTCGCCTATAGACCAGTTTTCTAAATCCGATACTTTCATAGGCGAGGAAGTTATTATACCGGCTATTACTTCTTGGTTTTGTACGGCGTTGGAATTCCCGGCTAAATCTTCGGCTATTGGGTAAACATTCCACCGGCCGGCCGTCCAATTTTCAGTAGTTACCGACCAATTCGGGGCCCCTTCTTGTACTGTTGTATCAATCCCTATTACCGTGTCTATATTTGGGTTAAATGTACTCGATAAGGTCCGATATATTGTTACTTTTGTCGTATCTTGGGCCATTATTTAGCCGGAACGAAATAATACACGTTCCCCCCTATAGTTACTTTTAGCCTACCCTTATCTATAATTATAGCACTTACGCCCGATAGGTGGCTATTACCAGTAGCACCGGTAGGACCGGTCGCACCTTGCGAACCAGTAGCACCGGCCGGACCGGTATTTCCTTTAACCCCATCGCTACCGGCGTCGCCTTTGGTCCCTTGGGGTCCAGTAGCCCCGGTAGTTCCTTGGTTTCCGGTATCGCCTTTAGCCCCGGTAGTTCCTTGGCTTCCTTCGTCCCCCTTTTCGCCCTTATCTCCTTTTCCGCCCTTGTCCCCCTTAAGCCCGGTCGTCCCTTGGGGTCCAGTAGAACCAGTAGCCCCGGGGTTTCCGGTATCGCCTTTAGCCCCGGTTGTCCCGGTGGTCCCTTGGGGGCCAGTAGGACCAGTAGAACCAGTAGCCCCGGTTGGTCCGCTTGGACCAAGAGGGCCAGTTGGTCCCCTATCGCCTTCCGGTCCTTGGGTCCCGGTATCGCCTTTAGTTCCTTGGGGTCCGGTAGGGCCGGTATTACCAGTATTCCCGGTATCGCCTTTAGTTCCTTGGGGGCCAGTTGGTCCGGTAGAGCCGGTATTTCCTTGGCTTCCGGTGTCCCCGGTATCGCCTTTAGCGGAAAGCTTGGCCCAATAAGTGGTAGAAGTGGAAGGGGTTTTATTTGTACCGGCTTTTATACCCACATAAGAAGAACCGTTATAAAATACCGCGTCGTCTATGGCGTAGGCCGTGCTACTACTATAAGTTCCTTTCCATACCAAGCCTTCCGGTCCAGTACTTCCGATAGGTCCGGTATTTCCAGTAGGACCAGTAGAACCGGCCGGGCCGGTAGCCCCTTGGGGGCCTTGGGGACCGGTGGCCCCGGTTGGACCTTGCGAAGTCGCATTAACCGAAGCCGGACCAAAAGCCCGGCCTATATATTGGTGTAATTCGTTAACGTCGCTACGAAGTTTTACTAATTCGCTACGTAAATTTTGGATAGCACCGTTAACACTTTTTAAGATACTTTCGTCGTCCGGTATATTCCCACTAACCAAAGGGCTACCGGCGTATTCCATAACCTTTTCCATTAAAGTAGTTTCGCTTATGTCTTTAGAAGTAAGCGAGTTTTTTAAAGTTATGTCATTGTCGAACGGCATATTTTCACCTTTTACGATTTAGTTATTTTAATGTAGCCCCCATAAATTTGGTGGGCGGTTGAAGTAGTACCCACATAAATAGAAATATACTTAGCACCATCAGAGTCGAAGTCGGTGGAATTTATTTCTACGTTAGTGTTTCCGCTTCCCTTTTGAACGGCAAGTCCGTTCGTAATCATACATTCGTAAATTTTAGTATTTATAGTATGGGAACAGTTTATACGGAAGTGGGTAACCGTAAACCCCCTAGGTATTACAAAAGTGGCCACCATTTCCAAGGACGACGATTTTACTATCGCGTGGCCCCCGTAATTATTTAACGCGACATTATAATAAGAGTTGTCGCCATTAGGGCAAAAATCTCCCGGGGTTACAATAATTTGGGTCGGGTCTAATAGGTATCCCGCATCTGCTTTCTTACTGTAAACTTCGCCAAAATTATCGTTACACTTGTCGAAAGCGTCGCGTATAGTGTCGCCGGAATTAGTCCCGGCGGTTCCAAGGCTTATAGTTTGTTGGCCCATTTATCCGGTTTTCCTTAAGGTTAAATTTCGGGCCACTAAATTAACGTGTAGTTAGTCTATGGCCATAATTCAGTAGCCCGAATAGTTAGGTAGATTCGTCTATTTCTTCTTATGAAGACGTACCGGTAATAGTGAAACTTGTTCCGGTAAATACGTAGCCGTTAGAGTGGCTTGTAATAGCCGGCGAACTTGGGGCCGTAGTATCTATAATAACCGAAAGGATACTACCATAACCACTATAACCGCCGGATTTATCCCTCCACCTTGCCCGGTATTGATGGGTAGCATTTACTAAGGCCGAAGGTTCTTGCAATGTATATGACCATTCTTTCGTACTGCCGTTTACAACAATAGTCATAGATGAGTCTGCTACATCGACAACCTTTGACCAAGACCCCGCCCCGGTTTTACGTTCTACTTCGTAGCGATTCAAAGATGCGTCCGGTGGTACTACCGAATTCGGACCGGTTAAAGTTACACCGGACTTTATCCTAGGCGTCGAATCGTTGGTTACGTTGTCCGAAGATGACGAACCGGAATCGTCTAATAGGTCTGGTAATGTTGGTGTAGTAGAGTCCCCCGATTTTAAATTTACAGTTGAAGAGGCCCCCGATTCATTCCCGGCCAAATCTGTAGCCTTGCCGGTAAGGGCGTGGCTTCCGGCCGAAAGCGTTAACGCTTTAGACCAGTTTCCGGAACCGTCTACGGTAGCCGTTCCTACTGATTGTCCTCCGTCGAAAAGTTCTACTGTTTTAGTGTCTGGCATTTTATATTATTCCTTATTTGTTTAGTTGTTTTTTTACTTCATTCCATACGGTGTTATCTAATTTATTAGAAGACCTATCGACTAAATAGTCGCCTATCTTAATTAGTACCGCTATAATAACCTTTTCAGTAAGTAACGCGGTGGCTATTGAACTTAATACCTTGGCTATCATAATGTTTTATCCTTGTTTTGTTTCCCATTTCCCGAACCGGTGGCTTAATTCGTCTATATTCTTTTCGACATTTCTAAAGCCCCGGCTTACTTGGTCGGTTAAGCTTTTAAATTTTTCATTAGTAACGGCTTCTATTACGTCTTGCTTTCTTTCTATTTGCCCTAATCGCCTATTCCACATATCCATATCGGTTTCGATTTTGGTTTCTAGTGTTCGCATATCCCGGTATAAAGACCTTAAAAGCGTTATAAAAGCGGAGAGGCTTACCGTAAAAACGATTTGTAAAACGATAAAAGCTACTTTCCATACGCTACCTATTTCCACCTTTAGCCTTCTTTTTCTTGGCCTTTTTCTTGGCCTTGTTTTTTTCTATCTTTTTATCTAAGTCCCCGTTATAATCCACGACGCCAAAGTCGTGAGCCGATTTACTTTCGGCCGGGTCTTCGAAGTAGCCGTCGTCGTGGTCCGGGTCGGGGACCAAAGTATAGCCCCAACCTATCCGGGTCTTAACATCCGACGGGTCGATTTCAATTAACCG